ACCCGAAGCCCTGGAGGCGGTCGGCATGCCTCCGTTGTCCTTCGGCGACCCGAGCGCCGACGCGGACCGCCAGCTCCTCATCACGCTGGTCACGAGGGCCCCCACCCTCGCCCCCACGATCCTGCCCCTGCTCGGCTTCGATCTTCCCCAGCGAAAAGACAACGATGTCACCGAGGGAGGTGACCCGCATGCACAAGCCCCCGGCCAGCAGGATGCGTAACTACGCTCTGCGTAACTTCCAGCGACCGGCGAACGCCCGAGCCGGACGCTGGTACGACATCAAGAACGTCGCCGGTTCCAGCGTCGAAATCAGCGTCTACGACGAGATCGGGTACTGGGGTGTGTCCGCCGCAGATTTCGTCACCGACCTGGGTGGAATCACCGCCAAGGACATCACGCTGCGGATCAACTCCCCCGGCGGCGACGTCCAGGATGGCCTCGCCATGCTGAACGCCCTGCGCCAGCACCCGGCGAACATCCACGTCATCGTGGACGGCTGGGCGGTATCCGCCGCTTCGTTCATCGCGATGGCGGGGGACAAGGTCTCCATGGCCCCCAACGCCATGATGATGATCCACGACGCCGCCGGGATGTGTTACGGCAACTCCGCCGAGATGGCCGAGATGGCGGAGCTGCTGAACAAGCACTCCGACAACATCGCCTCGGTGTACGCCCGTCGAGCCGGTGGGACCGTCGAGGACTGGCGAACCGTGATGCGCGCGGAGACCTGGTACACCGACCAGGAGGCCGTGGACGCCGGTCTGGCGGACGAAATCCTCGGCTCCGAGGAGACGGACGCCACCGTCAAGAACGCCGCTCCTGAGAGCGCACAGACCATCGTCAATGAGGCTCCTGCTTGTCATGAGCCTGACGTGACGACCAGCGTGGCCCTCGCCGAGGAGCCCGCGACCGAAGAGCCGGAGGCGTTCGACTTCGCCGCCTTCCGTGCAGCCATGACCGCCGTGAAGGAGGCACCCCGTGGCTAAAACCGTCATTCCGACCAACGCGGCGGAGCTGGAGGAAATGCTGGGCGACACCAGCAAGCTCCAGAACGTCATGAAGGAAGGCCAGTTCTCCGAGTTCATGGAGAACTACGCCCGCCACGTCCACAACAAGGACAAGGAGCTGGGCGAGCAGGTCCGCCAGCAGACCGCGCTGACCGTCGCCGAGATGCTCGGCCAGGACAAGGTCACCAACGAGGTGAAGCGCCTCAACCAGGCCGCCCTGAAGAACAACGGCGGCGGGTTCACCGCGCGTAAGGGTGCCGCGTACAACAAGCGCGCACCTGGTGCCGCGATCGACAACATCATGGACGGCCCTGCCGAGTTCTTCCAGAGCATCTGGCACCACCGGGACACCCTGTCCAACTCCGGCGACCTGGAGACCAAGGCCGCACAGATCAAGAAGGTCCAGAACTCCTTCGGCAGCACCGTGCCCGCCGACGGCGGCTTCCTGATCCCCGAAACCCTCCGGTCGGAGATCCTCTCGCTGTCCCTGGAGAACTCCATCGTCCGATCGCGCGCCCGCGTGATCCCGATGGAGTCCCTGCGCCTGCCGATCCCGATGGTCGACTCCAGCTCCAACGTCTCCTCCGTCTTCGGTGGCATCGTCTGCTACTGGACCGAGGAAGGCGCGACGTTCACCGAGTCGCAGGCGTCCTTCGGTCAGATGGTCCTGGAGGCCAAGAAGCTCACCGGCTACGCCGAGGTCCCCAACGAGCTGATGGCCGACGCCACCGCGTTCGGCTCCTTCTTCGACCAGACCTTCCCCGAGGCGATGGCCTGGTACGAGGACGACGCCTTCATCTCCGGCTCCGGCACGGGCCAGCCCAAGGGCTTCCTCAACGCCGGTGCGGCTGTCACGGTCGCCAAGGAGTCCGGCCAGGCGGCTGCGACGATCCAGTGGGAGAACATCGTCAAGATGTACGCCCGCATGCTGCCGTCGTCCCACCGCAACGCCGTGTGGATCGTCTCCCCGGACACCTTCCCGCAGCTCGCCACCATGGCGCTGAACGTGGGCACCGGCGGTTCGGCGATCTGGCTCCAGAACGGCGCGGGCGACGCTCCGATGACCATCCTGGGCCGCCCGGTCATCGTCTCCGAGAAGGTCTCCCAGCTGGGCACCGCCGGTGACATCAACTACGTCGACCTGTCGTACTACATCATCGGCGACCGCCAGTCGATGACCGCGACCTCGTCCCCGCACTTCAAGTTCAGCTCGGACAAGACCGCGTTCAAGATCGTCGAGCGCGTGGACGGTCGTCCGTGGCTCCAGAGCGCGATCACCCCGAAGAACAACGGCAGCACCCTGTCGCCGTTCGTCCAGCTCGCGACCCGCAGCTGACACCCCCTCGGCCCGGCGAGTACATCTCGCCGGGCCCGGCGGTGGGCAGTGACGCCCCCGCCGCCGTACACAGTCAGAAGGAGCCATCATGGCCATCGAAGCACTGGGCAACCTGTTCGACGTCTCTGTCGGCGCTGCCCCCGTCGACCTGTCGTCCGCCGCCGCCACCGGCAAGCGCGTCTCCCTCAAGGACGCGACCGGCGTGACCATCCTCGTCCTCAAGGGCGCGGGCACCGCCGGAGACGACCCGACCGTCACCCTGAAGCAGCACACCGCTTCCTCGGGCGGCACCACGTCGAACCTCGCGGTCATCGACCACTACTACCTGAAGTCGGCGACCACGCTGGCGGGCACCGAAACCTGGTCCCGCGTCACGCAGTCCGCCGCCGCCACCATCGCAGACCCCGGCGGCGCTGGGACGTCCGCCGAGTCTCAGCAGATCCTCGCGATCGAGGTCCGCGCCGAGCAGCTCTCCGACGGCTACTCCTACGTCTCCCTGGACGTCGCGGACGTCGGCACCAACGCCCAGCTGGGCGGCGTGCTGTACCTCCTGCACGGCCTTGAGGTGAAGCGCAAGCCCGCCAACATGCGCGCCCCGCTGAGCTGAGGCCGCCCGTGGCGACACGCACCTGCCAGGAGTGCCCCACGGTGTTCGCCGTGGGGCTCCTGGCCTGCCCCCACTGCCAGTCCAGGGACCACGAGGAGACCGGAATGCCCAAGATCACGGTCCACACCGGGCCGTCCCACGCCGGGGAGGTGGAGGAGTGGCCTGGGAAACCCTCATCGGAATCGCCCAGCTCGACCAACAGCTCCTCGACGAAGAGCGAGGAAGCGCCCCGCAAGCCTGCCCGTACGACGGAACACCGCTCGTCGAAGGCGGGCGCGGAAAGCTCTTCTGCCCTTTCGAAGAGCACTACTCCTGGCCGCAGGACGGCTAAGTGAACTGACTTCACGCCAGGTCCGTCGACCCTCGGCAGTGGGGGCGGACCTGGCGTGAGATAGCGCTTTGGCGCTAGCATTGTCATGGACAACTCAACATGCTCTCCCTGCGGCTGACAGGCCGCACGGCCAAGAAAGCAAGGGCACAGGATGGGCGTATGGCTGGTCACGCGCGAGGACGTGAAGTTCTCTGCTGACATGAAGGAAACCGCGCGTAATAACGCGCAGGTAGACCGAGCGATCGAATCCGCATCGCGGTCGGTCGAAGGGTTCCTTCGCCGTACCTTCGCGCCCGTCCTCGCCACCCGCTACTTCAACTGGCCGAACCAGCAGTACGCCCGAGCATGGCGTCTCTGGCTGGACGAAAACGACCTGATCTCCGTCACCAGTGTCACGTCAGGCGGCGTAGCGCTCTCCGCGTCGGACTACTTCCTGGAGCCCGTCAACTCCGGACCACCGTACGACCGTGTCGAGATCGACATGGGGTCTGCGGCAGCGTTCTCCTCCGACGACACCTGGCAGCGGTCGATCGCTATCACCGGGACCTGGGGCTACAGCGACGACAGCACCGCCGTCGGCACCATCGTCGAGGCCCTGGACGCCTCCGAGACAGGCGTTGACGTAGACGGTGCGTCCTCGTCCCAGCTCGGCGTCGGCAGCGTCCTGAAGGTCGACTCGGAGCGCATGCTGGTCACCAACAGGACCACCCTCTCCACCGGCCAGACCCTCCAGGCCGACCTCGACGGTCTGGACAGCGGCGTCACGGTTTCCGTCACCGACGGGACCGCGTTCGCCGTGGAGGAGACGCTCCTGATCGACTCCGAGCGCGTGCGGATCGTGGACATCTCCGGCTCCACGCTCACCGTGATCAGGGCGTGGGACGGCTCCACGCTGGCCGCGCACGCCACGGGCGCAACGATCTACGCCTACCGCACCCTCACCGTCACCCGTGGTGCTCTGGGTACGACAGCAGCAACCCATGACTCCGGAGCAGTGGTTCACCGGTGGGACGTCCCTGGCCAGGTCCGCGAGCTGGCCATGGCCGAAGCGCTCAACAACCTGGAGCAGGCTAACGCCGCATACGCACGCGTCTCCGGGCAGGCCGAACGGGAAAGGGACACCACGGCGCGTGGCCTGGTCGACCTGAGGAAGTCCGTGCTCCGCTCCCACGGGCGCGTGGGCCGAGTCGGGGCGGTGTGACATGGGCGTCCACATGCGTTCCGACGGTCCCGTACTCGACGGCAGGGGAGTACACATCCTCGGGCAGGCTTCCCGGGACATCGAGCGAGAGATCGCCGTCTTCGCCGAGGACCAGGTTCAGGTTCGTCTGGCGCGCGTCCTGAAGAACCCAACCGGCTACTACCAGTCCCAGATACGCCGCCACCAGGTAGGCAACTACTGGCAGGTCGACGACTCCCGGGTCGCCTACGGCCCCTGGCTGGAGTCCGGAAAGAACCGTCACCGCACCCGCTTCAAGGGCTACTTCACGTTCCGGCGAGCGGCACAGATCACCAACCGTCGCGCCTCAGCCATCGCGGACCGCGTCCTGCGCCGGTACATCGGGAGGCTGGGATGAGCCTCGACGTCACCGGGATCGTCTCGGAAGTCTCCTCGCACCTGAAGCGCCTCGGCATCTTCAGCACGGTCACCACACACGAGCCGAAGTCCACGCCGAAGAAGGGACTCACGGCGTCCGTCTGGGTCAACTCGATCGGTCCATCCCCCGCGAATTCCGGTCTGAGTAAGACGTCTGTACGCATCGAACTGTCGATCCGCCTACTGATGCCGATGCTCACGGACCCGCAGGACGACATCGACCTGTCGCTCCTGCGCGCCACGGACGCCGTCATGAACTCCTTCAGCAGCGATTACACGCTCGGTGGCGCCGTGGAGTCGATCGATCTCCTGGGCCGAACCGGCTCTGGGCTGTCCGCAGAGACCGGATACCTCCAGATCGACAGCAACCAGATCATGCGCGTCATGGACGTCACCGTGCCGCTGCTCATCAACGACAACTGGGACCAGGTCCCGTAAGGAGGGGGTGACTACCTTGAGCAAGCAGTCGGGGCTCGGCGACGCGCTCTACGTCGGCGGATACGACCTCTCCGGTGACACCCAGTCACTCGGGGCCATCGGTGGAGGACCCGCCACCATCGACGTCACCGGGATCAACAAGTCCGCGTACGAACGTATCGGGGGAATCCGGGACGGCCGTATCGAATGGACGAGCTACTTCAACCCGGACACGGACAAGGCGCACCCCGTCCTGAGCGCTCTCCCTACGAATGACGTACACGTCCTGTACTGCCGAGGTGCCGCTCTCGGAAGCCCTGCCGCCGCGATGGTCTCCAAGCAGATCAACTACGACGGCAACCGGGGAGACGACGGCGCGATCACCTTCGCCCTCCAGGCGCAGGCGAACGGTTACGGGCTGGAGTGGGGGAGTCTCCTCACCGCCGGGACCCGCACAGACACGGCCGCCACGAACGGCACGAGTATCGACACCACCGAGTCGCTCTCCTTCGGCGGACAGGCGTACCTCCAGGTGACCGAGTTCACTGGTACCGACGTCACCGTGAAGATCCAGGACTCGGCCGACAACTCGTCGTTCGCCGACGTGACGGGGCTTGCGTTCACTGCTGTGACGACAGGGCCGACGACGGAGCGCGTAGCCATCTCTAACACCTCGACCATCCGTCGGTACGTGCGCGCCGTGACAACGACGTCGGCCGGGTTCACGTCGCTGTCGTTCGTGGTCTCCGTCGTCAAGAACACCACGGAAGGGGTGACCTTCTGATGGCGTACGAGGTGAACCGCATCGAGCCGAAGATGCCCGTACACGGCTACCAGACCTTCGGCATCGTGGCCCCGACGTCCACCCACTGGCAGGCCGCCACATGCGCCGAGGTGGAATGCGCGGCCCACGTGAACGGGTGGGACACGCACGTGGACGAGAGCACACCGCTGGGGCAGCGGCAGGCGCACTACATCCGCAAGGAAGCCCGCCGCGCCTACTCGGAATCCAAGCGTCCCGACGGGCTGACGACGTTCTCGTTCAAGGCGGGACAGACGTGCTTCCGGCAGCACAGGAAGCGCATCGAACGCGAAGAGCTGTTCGTGCGCAGGAACGGTGACCACCGGGGCAGCCCGGACGGGGTACGGCGTACGTACGACCGCCCGGACCAGTGGGTCGATGACTTCGCGACCCACCAGGAAGAGATCGCCCGCCTCAACCAGCGCGGCTGAATAGGACAAAGGAGGACACATCATGAGCAAGGAGAACGGGCTCGGCTGGTCCACCGCATCGGTCGACGATGCGGCGGGCACGGCGCGCGCCATCAAGAACGACTTCACGTCCCTCCAGTTCGCCACCCCGCGCGGTGTGCAGGACGTGACCGGCATCGACAAGAGCGCCTACGAGAGGCTCCTGCTGCTGGCGGACTTCTCGGTGACGTTCAACGGCGTCTTCAACGACGCCTCGAACATGAGCCACGACGTCTTCAAGACGGTCCCGAGCACGAGCGTGGCGCGCACCGTCACCCTGACGGTGTCCGGCCAGACCCTCGCCAACGAGTGCCTGTTCACGGACTACCCGCTCAGCCGTTCCGACAGCGGTGAGCTTACGTTCTCCGTTCCCGGCGTTCTGGCGGACGGCACGGTGCCCCTGTGGGCATGATCATCTCTTTGAGATGACATGTACCTGACTCACACAAGGAGACTCCCATGGGATTTCTGCTCACACCCAAGACGTACGACCTGAAGTTCGAGGGGCGCGAGTACGAAGGACTCCAGGTGTCGATGCGCGGTCTTCCGCTCGGCGGCTACCTGGAGATCCAGCGGATTCAGTCCCTGACCCAGGAAAGCGTCGAGGACACCGAGAAGATGTTCGACATCTTCGTCGGGTGCCTCGTCTCCTGGAACCTCGAAGAGCTGACCGAAGACGGCGTACGGACCATCCCCACCAACCGTGACGGACTGAAGAAGCTCGACACCGACTTCGTCCTCACCATCATCGGCGCGTGGCTCACCGCGATGGCCGGGGTCCCCGCCCCTTTGGAGCGGAACTCCGAAAGTGGCAAGCCGTCCCTGGAGGCGTCAATGCCGATGGAAGTGTCAACGGCAAACCTCACCAACTAGTCGAAGCGGAATTCGTCCTCGGACTCTGCGAACGATTCGGGTGCCTCCCGAGTCAACTGCTATCCGAGGACGTGGAACTCATTCAGCTTCTCGCAATCGAAGCAGCGGGGCGTCCCGTCGAAATGAACGGAGGTGGAGATGGCTGGTAACAACGTGGTGGTCACGGTGTCGGTGAACAACAACACCCACACCGGATTCAACGCGGTCAACCAAGGGCTGCGCAGCGTGCAGACCCAGGTGAACACCACCAACCAGGCCGTCAACAACTTCACGCGGGACTCCTCCGGGCGACTGCGCGACGCACAGGGACGCTTCGCCGTAGCCGGTGCCGGAATGGTGAACACCCTCCAGGGTGTATCCGGTGCCGCAACAAGCACAGCAGGCTCCCTCGGGCCCGCTGGCGGCGGACTGTCCGGCGTCGTGGGCGGGCTGGGTGCCGTCATCGGCATGTCCGCCCTCCCCGCCCTGGGCGCACTTGCCCCCATGCTGCTCGGCGTAGCCGCAGCCGGTGCTGTCGTCTCCCTCGCCATGGACGACATCAAGAAGGAGGCGAAGACTCTCAAGCCGGAATTCGAGGGGCTTCAGAAGGCCGCCTCGAAGGCGATCATGCCGGGCGTCAAGTCCATGTTCAAGGACTTGAAGGTCGCCATGAAGGAGCTGGAGCCAGCCGTCACCGTGGCGGGAAAGGCGATGGGCGACATGGCCGCCCAGGCAGGAAAGTTCGCCAAGTCCCCCGCCTTCCAGAAGGCCCTTCTCCAGAACGTCAAGATGGGCTCCGAGTGGTTCAAGGAATTCGGAGCCTCCCTCGGAAAGCTGACACAGAGCTTCCTGGAATTCGGTGCCAAGTCCAAGCCCACCCTGGACGCCCTGGGCGGAGGCATCAACGACGTCCTGGGGATCGGACTTCCCGGCATGTTCAAGGGACTGGAGAAGGGCATCGAAGGCTCCGCCAAGATGTTCGACGGTCTCTTCGACGCCATCAACCTGGTACTGCCCGCCTTCGGACGACTCTCCGGCGCGCTCGCCGACACCTTCGGACCGCTCCTCGGCTCGCTGTTCCGCTTCTTCGGCGACCTCGCGGCGGCCATCATGGACGCCGTCGTACCGGCGCTCAACGTACTGGCCCCCGCCTTCGGCTCCGCGTCCGAGGCGATGGACGAGTCCACCGGGTTCCTCCGTCCACTGATCAAGGCGCTGGGTGAGGGGCTGGCCTTCGCGGCACGTCTCGCGGTCATCCCCCTCAAGAACTTCTTCGACACCATGAAGGTGATCCTCCCCCTGATGAAGGATCTCGGCGGCTACATCGCCGGGCCCTTCATCGAGACCTTCGAGGAAATGACCGGCGCGAGCGACAAGGTCAACGGCCTGAACGGCAAGCTGACCGACCTCTCGAACTGGGCGAACAACCACCGGGCGGAGATCCGGGAGGTGTTCCGCCTCATCGCCAACGCGATCATGGACATGGTCATCTTCGGCGTCAACGCCCTGCCCATCCTGCTCCAAGGGCTCCGCATGATGTCGATCGGCGCACTCGAAGCGTTCGACGCCATCCTCACCGGCGCTGCCGGAGCGTTCGGCTGGATACCGGGCATCGGCGACAAGTTGAAGGGGGCCAAGGAGTCCTTCGACGTCTTCAAGGGCAAGTTCATCGAAGGTCTCGGCGTCGCCCAGGAGAAGGCCGAGGAGTTCGCCGGGGCCGTCACGCCGAAGCTCCAGGAGAACAAGCTCCGCATGGACATCTCGAACTGGACCACCCAGATCGACGACGCCAAGGAGCAGCTCAAGGACAAGAACCTGCCGCCCGGCAAGCGAGCCAAGCTCACCGCCGACATCAAGAACTGGCAGGACAAGATCGCCGAGGCCGAGCGCAACCTCCGGAACATGACCCCATCGAAGACCACGTACTTCAAGGGCAACAAGAGCGACTTCGACTCCAAGCGCGCCTCCGTCTTCCGAGCGAAGGTCCCCAACAAGACGTCGTCCATCAAGGCGGACACGCGCGGCTTCTGGAACACGGTCAACGGACTCATCGGCAGGACCGTCGGCTCCGTGTTCGTCTCCGTGAAGGCCGCCCAGTCCAGCTTCAGCAGCCTCTTCGGCTTCGCCCACGGCGGCATCGTCGGACAGGCCGCCTCAGGCGGCGCACGCAGCCGACTGACGCTCGTCGGCGAGCAGGGCCCCGAACTGGTCGACCTCGCCCCCGGAAGCCGCGTACGAAGCAACGACGACACACGACGGATGTTCAGCGGCGCAGGCGGCGGTGACCAGCGCATCGTCCTGGAGATCAACTCCAGCGGCACGCAGACAGACGAAATGCTCATCGAGATCTTCCGCAAGGCCATACGCGTACGCGGCGGCAACGTCCAGACCGTGCTGGGGCGGTGACCATGTCCGACCACCCGATAGTCGAACTCAACGTCGGCGGCACCTGGACGGACATCACGTCGTACGTCCGGTACAGCGACCGCATCAGCATCCGCAGGGGGCGCAGCGCCGAGGCATCACAGGCCAGCACCTCGACCTGCACGATGACGCTGGACAACCGCGACGGACGGTTCTCCCCCCGCAACCCCACGGGTGCCTACTACGGGCAGATCGGGCGCAACACCCCCATCCGGGTGTCCGTCGACGGTGGCCTCGCCTACCTCGACTGCCCCGGAGGCGCGGGGGACAAGATCAGCACCCCCGACACCGCCGCCCTCGACATCACGGGCGACATCGACGTTCGTATCGAGATGTTCCTCCTCGACTGGAACACCGCCACCACCACCGAAGTCTTCGGGAAGTACACCACCGCCGGTGACCAGCGGTCCTGGCGCTTGACCGTGGACGGCGGTGGCTACCTCGCCCTCACGTGGTCCGCCAACGGGTCCACGCTGCGCACCGCTGTCGCCAGCACCTCCCTCGCCAACAACGGCCGCTCCCGCATGGCCGTTCGCGCCACCCTCGACGTCGACAACGGTGCGGCGGGGCAGGACGTGAAGTTCTACACGGCCGACTCGATCGACGGCAGCTGGACACAGCTCGGAACCACCGTGACCCTCGCAACAGCGGGCACCATCTACAACTCCACGGCACCGCTGGAGATCGGGGACATCGCCAACGACACCACCAGCCCACTCACCGGGCGCGTGTACAAGGCGGAGATCCGCGACGGCATCGACGGGACCATCGTCGCCAACCCGGACTTCACCGCCCAAGCTGTCGGCACCACATCGTTCGCCGACAGCGCCGGTCGGACATGGACCGTTGCCGGAGACGCCGCACTCTCCAACAGGCACATTCGCTTCACTGGTGAGGTCGCGTCCTGGCCCGTCGACTGGGACATCTCCGGGAGCGACGTCGTCACCAGCATCGAGGCATCGGGGATCATCCGCCGCCTCACACAGAGCGAATCCCCTCTGCGTTCCCCCATGTTCCGTGACCTCACCAACCCCGAGCGCTTCGGGATCATCGCCTACTGGCCACTCGAAGACGCGTCGTCAGCGGCCTCCTTCGCGTCCGGGATGCCCGGACACCCGGCGATGACGTACACCGGCACACCGTCTCTCGCCTCGTCCGACGCGTGGATCGGCTCCGAGCCGCTCCCTGCCATGGGAACGGGCACGTTCACCGGTGCCATCCCCTCGTACACCACCACGAACGAGACCATCACGCAGTTCGTGCTGGCGGTCCCCTCCGGTGGCGTATCCGCTGCCACGGAACTGTTCTCCGTCTACACCACCGGCACCGCCAGGCGGTGGACGGTGACCCTCAACACCGACGGGTCGATGAAGGTCGCCGCATACGACAGCGAGGGGGCGGAACTCCTCGGCAAGGGATACGTCGGATTCGGCGTCAACGGGGACAAAACGCACATTCTGTTCGACCTGATTCAGAACGGGTCGGACATCGACTGGCAGCTCTGGGCCTTCGACTACACCAACTACACCTCCATCTCCGACGGCGTCTCCGGCGGGGCCACCAGCGACACGCTCACCGGATACACCGTCGGACGCGCCACGCGCATCACCATCGGGGACGGAGGGCTCGGCGACACAGTGATCGGGCACGTCTCCCTGGCCGACCGGGACGAGGCGTACGCGGAGACCGGCCAGGCGCTCATCGGACTGCGCGGAGAAAGCGGCACCAACAGACTGCGCCGTCTCATCCAGGACGAAGAAGGAATCCCCTACCAGCTGCACACCCGTGGCAAGACCGGAAACAGCGTCACCATGGGCCCGCAGGGAGTCAAAGACTTCATCGACCTGGTCCGTGAGATCGAAGAGACCGACCTCGGCATCCTCTACGAACCCAGAGACGAAATCGGACTCGCCTACCGATCCAGGCTGTCCCTGTACAACCAGGACGTCAGTCTCTCCCTGGACTACTCCCAGAACGAACTATCCGGCCCGCCCGCCCCCGTGGACGACGACCGGTACACCCGCAACGACATCACCGTCACCCGCGACGGAGGATCGTTCTACCGGGCCACCCTGGAGGATGGCGCGCTCTCCGTCCTGGAGCCCCCCAACGGCGTCGGACGCTACCAGGAGGGCGTCACCATCTCCCTGGGAACGGACGCGCAGCTGGGCAATCAGGCCGCGTGGAGGCTCCACCTCGGAACCGTGGACGAAGCCCGTTACCCGCAGATCAGCATCAACCTCCGGCATGCATCCTTCACCGGCGACGCCACCAAGACGAGCCAGGCCCTCACCATCGAGGTCGGCGACCTCATCACCATCACCAACCCGCCGAGCTGGCTGCCGCCGGACGACATCAACCTGATCGTCATCGGCTTCACCGAGACGTACGGGGCGCTGGAGCGGGACATCACCATCAACTGCGTCCCGGCATCCCCCTACAACACCGCCGTGGCCACCAGCACCACGGCACGGGCCGACACATCCGGCTCCACGCTGAGCGCCGCCGCAGGGAGCAGCGACACCTCCCTCAAAGTCCTCACGCAGGACGGCTCGGCGATCTGGACGACCACCACGTCCGACTTCCCTTTCGACCTCCTCGTCGGAGGGGAAGTCGTCACCGTGTCCTCCATCGCCGACATCATCACCGACACCTTCGCCCGCACCTCGTCCAACGGCTGGGGAACGGCGGACACCGGGAACGTATGGCAGAACAGCGGCGGTACAAGCGCCGACTTCCAGGTCACCGGCGGGTACGGCAGCCACCGCCTGGCCACCGCCAACTTCTCCCGCCGCAGCTTCACCGACTTCACGTACACCGACTTCGACGCCTACGTCAGCATGACCCCTTCAGCGACCGCCACCGGGGGCTTCCTGTCCGGAGGACTGACCGGCCGCTACCTCAGCAACGACAACCTCTACACAGCACGGCTCGCCTTCAACAGCACGGGCTCCACCACACTGACGATCCGCAAGCGCGTCGACGCCACCGAAACCGAACTCGGCACCTACACCGGGCCCACATACACAGCGGGCACCTACTACCGGCTGAGGTTCCAGGTCTCCGGCAGCACGCTCCGGGCCAAAATGTGGCAAAGCAGCACGCCTGAGCCGCCGGTCTGGCACGTCGAGGTCACCGACACCTCCCACACGACGTCCACCTACTTCGGCACGCGGTCGATCTCCGCCAGCACCAACACCAACGTCAACCCGGAGATCCGCTACCAGAGCCTCCGCGTCGTCAACCCGCAGAACTTCACCGTGACCCGGGCGGTCAACGGCGTCGTCAAGTCCCACACCGCCGGTACGCAAGCGCGTCTGGCCGATCCCGTCTACGTAGCCCTCTAGGAGGAGACATGACCACCTGGCTGGCCGGGATGCTCATCACGGCAGACCGTCTCAACGACGCCACACTCAAGACGTCGACCACCACAGGACTGACCGCCGGGACCGACTTCTCCGTCAACACGTTCTCCGGACGGCGCGTCAACGGCGTCACCACCGTTCACGTGTACTGCCAGTACACCGGGACCGGAATCAACGTCGCAGCACCGGGCGACAACATCGTCGACACCACCATGGCCACCCTCCCCTCCGGATGGCGGCCCCCGGAGACCATGAACACCAACTGGGGGTCCGGCAACGTGGACGGCGAGTGCACGATCAGCTCGGCGGGCGTCATATCCCTGCGCTCGACGCTGAACGACATCGTGACCAACGCGAACATCCGCGTCACCGCTACGTGGATCTCAGAGAACGACTGATACGGGGCACACCATGACCACACCGCTTCCGCCCACCCCCGACCTCGCCCTGGAGCTGGCCATCACCAAGCTCCAGGGGTCGGTGGAGACAAAACTCGTCGGCATCGACGGCAAGCTGAACATGCTGATCGCCTCCGACGAGCGCACCAACGAGGCCATCGGGGACCTCCAGACGCGCGTCAACGCCCTGGAGAAAACCAAGTGGATAGCCATGGGCGCGGGCATCTTCCTCGGCGGCGGTGCGGGAGGACTCGTGCAACTGATCGGCGGCTGAACGCGCGTATCCTGTATGTCCGCTCCGAAGACGCGGTGAATCGGCGTCACGAGCGAGGATCGGCCTGCGGGTCGTGACCGACATGTACACCAGGCGCACCGATAGACACGGGGTCAACAGGTCAGCGCGAACGGTATGACTTACGTAAGTCTTGACCTACTGATCAGCGCGGGGATAGGCTGTCGCGCGAGGCGAAGCAGGACAAAGCAAAGACCCCCGGCCTTTTGCGGAGGCTCGGGGGTTGCTGACCCGAAGGTCTTGTCCTGTTACCGCGTCGCAGTTGGATTCCACGCCATGTGCACACAGCCAGGAGCGATTCTGTGTCTGAACTTATCGGCTCTGCCGCCAATCTGTCAACCTCGGGCGAGAGGTCGTCAACCTGGTCGGGCGAGGTCGTTAGCACTTCTAACGACATCGTACCCGCAGTAACGCCGAACCGAACGACCCCCACCGGGATGACGCTCGTGAAGTCCGGCGCACCCGGAGCCGCCGGATTCATGGACGGCTCGGGTCGCATCCTCCTCGGCCAGTACGCCGGATCGTCCATGCTGAACTGGGCGCTCGACTACGCCGAGAACGGCTACTTCGTCTTCCAGCTCCAGCAGGGCGGCAAGCAGCCCAACGGGAACTGCCCGCCCTGCGACCGCAAGAACAAGGGGCGGTTCCAGGAGACTCTCCACGTCAACAACGTCTGCACCGCCCACCCCAACGGCATGGCCATCTGCCACGGCCACCTCGCCGCGACCCGCGACCCCGAGGTCATCACCGCCTGGTGGACGTCCCGCCCCCACTGCAACATCGGCATCAACATGGGGCGCTCCGGGATGGCCGTGGTCGACGTCGACACCGCCCTCAAGGCTGACGGCACACACAAGGTCGGCGACCAGACCATGGCCCGCCTCGCCGAGACATACGGCCTCATGCCCGCCGGACCGATGGTCCGCACCCGATCCGGCGGATGGCAGCACTACCTCACCCACCCCAACGGCATGATCCTGAAGTCCTCCGCCGGACGCGACGACCACCTTGTCGGACTCGGCCAGGACGTCGACATCAAGGCTGAAAGCGCCTACACCGTCGCCCCGCCGTCGATCATCACCGACGACCAGGGGCTCGTTACCGGCCAGTACACGTGGGTCAACGACCCCTGGCAGCCCCGCCCCGACGTTCCCGCATGGCTCCCCCAAGAGATCGAGAAGCGACAGGAGGCCAAGCGCCCCCAGCGGCCGACCTCTTGGACCCCGTCGCAGTACAGCGGCTCCGACGCCACCACCGACGAGGTCCGCCAGCACGTCATCAGCCTCGCCGACGAGGTCGCCCGGACCCCCGAAGGTGCACGCAACGACACCCTCTTCCGCCAGTGCGCCAAGGCCCACGACTACGCGGCGGCCGGACAGATCGACCCGAACGAGGTCGACGACATCTTCACCTCCGCCGGTCTCAACGCCGGTCTGGACCGATCCGGCGTCATCGGCACCGTGGCATCGGCCCGCAACCGTCCCGACCGAAGGCCCTACATCTGGCAGAGCCGCACGTCCCGCACCAGCACCACCCCGAACGAAGGACAGGACGTGACGGAGACCGTCGGCATCCCCGAGCAGCGCAGCGACGAGTCTGTCAACAACGACTTCTTCGAAATCCTCCGCAGCTTCTCCCCCGATCACCTCGGTCTCGCCGAGTACTTCCACGAGATCCAGGACGGCAAGTCGTACGTCCGATGGGACAGCGGCTCCTGCACCTTCGTCGTATACCGTCAGGACCGAGGCCACTGGCAGCGCGACGACGCCAAGAGCACCATCCTCGGCCAGATGATCTCGCGTCTCGCCAAGCGAGTCCGCACCGCCACCGACTGGGCCATCCTCAACTCCCCCGCCAACGCCATCATCGAGGCGGCCAAGGGTGGCGCCGAGGTCAAGAAGGAGCAGCTCGCCGAGGCCAAGGCCGATATCAAGGCCATGCGCGGCTGGTACAACGTCCTCGCCAACGCCGGAGGACACCACAGCGTCGTCAAGATGCTCTCCACCCTCATCGAAAGCACCATGCCCGGCGAGTTCGACAGCCGCTCCTACCTGATGAACTTCAAGAACGGCACGTACGACGTCCGCACCGGAGAGCTGCACGAACACACCGCCGACGACATGCTCGTCCACCGCGTCGAGCACAACCTGGACCTCAGCCTCGCCCGTGAACCGCTGTCCGTCGTCGCCCCACACTTCCACAAACTGATCACCCGCATGTGCGCCGCCCCCGGAGAGGTCGACGAGGACACCGCGCACGGCCGGTACTCCGCCGTCACCCGCTTCTTCGGATACCTGATGCACGGCTCCAACCCCGAGAAGCTCCTCGGAGCCTTCGAGGGCGGCACGAACACCGGCAAGAACCAGGCCGTTGAAACCGTCGGCAACATCCTCGGAAGCGACCTTGCCTGGCTCGCCGGACGACCGGAACTGCTGACCAAGGGACGGAACCAGCGCCACGACTCCGAGGAGTACAGCGTCGCGGGCAAGCGCATGGTCCTCGTCAACGAACTG